AGCGGCAGAACAGTTGCCCCGATAGACCTTAGGTCATTTACTACTTTTTTTTCTTCTTCATGCCCTCGCTGTAATAGGCGCAATACTCTACCTGGCGGCTTTGCGTGCCAGGCCCATCTAAATTGATACCACAAAGCACGATCACAGGGATTGCCAATCTGGCTCCCGCCCATGTGCGCACGGTGAGGCTGCTCGCGGTTGTCTTCGTATGCTTTGTATATTTGGCTGGCTATGTCATTCATTATTTATTTCCTTTTAAAAGATAGGGCGACCGAAGCCGCCCCGTTAACTTACTCCCAAGGCTTCTTGCTTGCCTTTGGCGCTTCCGCTGGCTTTGATGCTGACGCCTTAGGGCTTACAGGAGCCGTTTTCTGTGCTCCATCAACCGGGGCATAGCCCTTTACGTTATTACTTGCCTCGTAGTTACCTGACGCTGGCTGAATACCTACCTTTACCATAAAAGGAGTTTCTTTCAGGTCATCCGATGACTTTGGTTGCATGATGCCAACGGCACGACAAATGCTGGCCAGTGTACGCTGTGCAATCTGCACGGCTGTCTCGTTTGGGTTGTCCAAGTTCAGCCGCTCAAAGATCACCCGGTTCTCAAATTCGCCATTGATAATATCAAGACGAAGCTGCAAGTAACTGCCGTTGCCGGACTTGGTGGGCTTTTCCTCGGATTCAGTAATCATGGCCGTATACCAGCCCGCAGGGATTGGCTCAAAGCTGTCTTGTTCTGCGATGTCGTTAGCGTTGAAGTTGTTAAATTGCATGATTTATTCCTCGTCTTCGGTTTGGGTTTCGGTGTTTACTTCGGTGCTTTGTGCATAAAACGGAACGCTATTTGCAAGCGCCTGCCATTCTAGTGGTATTTCTTCCGGCATTGCGTAGCGGTTTTTTGCAATCACTGCGGCCGATTCTGACACCCTGAGCAATCTCTGGCCTTTACTTTTTGCCTTTCCTTGCTTGTCGTCTTTGTCAGTTTTCTTAACGTATACCGGCTTATGTGCAAAGCCGATAATGTCCGCCTGCTCATACAGGTAGGCAAATGCCCGCTTGTGGAGCTTAATCTGATAACGGTCATACGGCTCGCCGTCTGGCGGATCAAACTTCACAATGTCACTATGCGCAATCAGAACAGGGGTTACGCCACGTTTTGCCAGGCCAAGAACAGCCTTAACAAGATCCCGCCAATATTCCATGGCAAAGATGTAGCCCTTGGAATATCCAATATCTTCGATGCTATCTTTGTCCTGGTCCTTTGCAACCTGATCCCAGATCAGAGGCTCAAGAGCTGAAAGGCTGTCAATCACAACAGTTTTGTAAGGATGCTCTGAATACAACGATGCAATAGCGGCCATGACATCGGCAATGGTTTGAACAACAGGAAAGGTTGGAACGTCGTTTATTCCTAGACCGTCTTCTGCCCTGATAAAAATTGCATCTGGTGCGCTGGCTGCAAATGTTGTCTTGCCGGCTTCTGGAGCACCATGAATAACAATTAAAGGGGCGCGAGGGTCAGCGCCTTGCTGAATGCTTGATAGGTCAAAAGCCATGATTATTTGTCCTCTACTTTTACGCTTGGCTTGGCGGGGGTTACAGTCAGCGCCTTGGCAACGATTGCGTAGGTTTCCGGGTAATTTTCTTGAAGGTATCGAATGCCTTTAAGGTCAATAGACGGCTTATAATTGACGGGGCGCAGATCCTCTGGAATGCTTGACTCTATTTCTTTCCACTTTTTCTCATCCAGTTTTCTTGTCATGCTAGACGTTACCGTTATCTTGTACGTGCCGGCATCATGTGTCTGGCTTCCCTCAGCCTTCATTCCAGCCAAGTCAATTATTTTTCCTTCGGTTTCTAGCCGGAAATCTCTTGAGGTGTTTTCGGCGGTTTTTGCTTCTCTCCAATCTTTAGCGAGCTGGGCTATAGTGTGCTCTGTCATTTTTTCCTTCCTTCTTTGCGTTGTGTTATTCGTTGACTGCCAGACAAATATAATGCATAATTTAGTGACAGTCAACACCAAATAGGAAAAAATACTATGATGACGTTAGAGGAAGTTAAAGAAATGCTGGCAGACCGAAACATGATGGCAGTCTCCCGCAAGACGGGCGTTCACCACGAAACGCTGCGACGAATCCAGAACGGGACTGCAAAAAATCCTAGCTTTGATGTGATGGTGGCTATAATTTCTTACCTGGAGAAAAAATGATGTCAAAATACTATGCTTACGGCACGCCCCCTATAGACAATGGGTTTAATAATCTAATACTTCTTGAGGATTACGTTATAAGGCTAGCTAATAGCGCAAAATCAGTTCCTGGGGAAATTACTGATGATTTTAAAGCTGAAAACCAATACTCATCTGTTTCATCTGTCTTGTCCTTATGGGAGTTTGGAAAAAGTCTTGCCAAGAAAGTTGGATGGGAGGGGGATATCAGAGAGGGGCCGTACGTGTTTTTTATACCTGACCCAGGCTCTTTCGAGATGAGGCAGTGTTTTGTTTTTAAGCAAGATAATAACGGGGACACGTTTATTATTTCACCCTTTGAGATGCCATGGCTTCGAGATTTTGGTGACAGTCTAAGTACAGCATCTGGTGAACACGAATGATTAAAAAACAGGCTCAGGAATATATAGAAAATGGCTGGTCTTTGTGTGACGTTCGCAAGGGAACTAAAGTGCCAAGCGGCAAAACGTGGCAGAAAAAGGGGATTAGCGCCGATGAGTGCACCAACAACATCGGTATAATCCACCGGCTGTCAGGCACCTGCACCATCGACATAGACAACCTGGAACACTCAAGAACGGCACTAGAAGCAATCGGCGTTGATATGGACGCGCTGTTATCAGAAGGCGTACAGATTAGCAGCGGGCGCGACAACCGGGCCAAGCTGATCTATAAAGCACCGCCAGAACTACCGGCAAAGCGTCACGCCCTGAGCTGGCCAGACATAGGATGTGTGATTGAATTCCGCGCTGGCGGCACACAGGACGTTCTACCGCCATCTATACACCCAGACACCGGAAAGCCATATCAGTGGATAGGCGACTGGGAAAAATTACCGGATCTTCCTTTTAATTTATTGAACGCATGGCAGAACTGGGAGATAGCAAAAGACGCCATGAAAGACGCTTGCCCATGGGCCAAGCAAGACACTAGCCGAATACCAACCGGAGTGAAGCCGAAAGCCTACAAGGGCGAAAATGAAAACGGCGGGGTTATAGGTCAGTTCAATCAAAATTATGAGCCTGGAAATATATTAGAGGCAAACAGCTACAAAAAAGCCGGCAAGCGGTGGCGCTGCCCGAACAGCACTAGCGGCATACCCGGCGTTATCATGCTGCCAGACAGTGACCCCGCACGCGTCTATAGTCATCACGGCAGCGACCCATTGGCGGATGGGCACTCACACGATGCGTTCAGCGTATTTTGTCAGGTAGAGCATAACGGCAATATGGCGGCGGCGGTTAGCAGCGCAGCCAAGCTGTTAGGAATTGATCGTGAGCCGCTGGCACTTGATGAGCAGTCTCAAAAAATGGTTGACGGTATAATGGGCAAGAATGTCCAAAAACTAAGCGACCATGTTAAGCCAAAAGAAGAAAGAAAGCCGGAGGTGATCACAGCCCCGCACCCTGGGCCATTACCCGTTGGCGCTTTAAGGGATGCTGAACAGTGGATTGCCAGCGGCGTCCATACGGTAAAAAAAGACGCCTTAACTCAATCTGTCCTTGCCTTTGCTTGTTCGGTAACTTCACGGCGATACGTGACACACGATAGCCAGCCGGCGGCGGCTTACCTTGGCGTAACTGACAGTAGTCTCTCAGGGGTTCGGCTACTCACTAACCCAGTAGCGACCCTATGCGCAAAGCTGGGCGAGCGTAATGCCCTGCACACAGGTGATATATCAACCAGGCAAGCGGTATACCGGCATTTGTTCCGGCATCCTAGATTGTTCTGGGTGACAGACACCTATGGAACGCTTGTGCAGGGGGCAAAGCGGCAAACCAACGGGGCTTATGAGGGGGTGCTTAGCGCACTGCAAAAATGCTATAGCGGCGACACTCAGTACCTTGACCCAGAAGCTGCTGGCGTTGTTGGTCAAAAAATGAGAACAATTAGCGAGTGTGATATTCACTCGCCCTCTATCACGGTTCTGGCTTTTATATCAGAGGCCCATCTTGACTCTATGGCGTCACGCAATGAGTACGGTCGCGGCACTCTTCACGATATGGCGATTATCCCAGGCGGCGACATTCTGCAAGGACACCACCCCGAGCGCGGAAAGCCCATACCAAAATCTGTCACTGCACTGGTGAAGGCTTTGGCTGACGTTAAAGGAATGGCGGGCGCTGAGCAGAACTGCGGGATTGAGCCAAGCGTTACGGTGGTTGAATGGGAAAAAAGCACTGTTAGCAAAATGGTAAGAGAATGGCGCGACAAAATGTACGCATACATGGACGTTGACGCCAGGTCACAATATAAAGGCTTCGTTTACGGCTACCGTGAAACGGCTATAAGGCTGGCAGCGTGCCTTGCTTCTTGGGAGTCGCCCGAGTACCCAGTAGTAACGCCAAAAATTATGCAGTGGTGCCTGACGTGGTGCGAGCGATGCCTGCGCCTGACGATGCCGCGTCTTGAGGTTAGCAGCCGGGACACGGACGGCAAGCCGGACACGATGCAGCTTGTTCTTGAAGTTCTAATGAACAACAAAACACCTTTGACGGCTAGAGACATCGGGCAGAAATGTTTTTCTTTCAGGAAGCTGTTAACAGATGAAAAGGAAGCCATGCTTAATTCTCTTGCTGATGATGGCGTTGTCATTGCCAGCAAAGACGGAAGGGCAAACAAATACTTGATTGCCAGCAAGTAGGCGCGTACAGTTATTCCATGACCTCATTTAATCAAAAGAAAACCTCAAACCCCGCCCAGTGCGGGGTTTTTTGTGTCTACCGTGCACGCACGCTGCACGGTTCGTGCACACCTAATTCTTTTTCAAAAACAAACCTTTAGTTACCGTTCGTGCAGAAACCTCTTATATAGAGTAATAATAGAGGGATTGCACACTGCACACTGCACAGCTGGTGTTAAGATACTGAATAATATAAAAAAACGACCGTGCACGCACTTTGCACACCGTGCAAATCAAGATTAAGCATTAAAATATTGCCAAAAAGCACCAACTTTGGCATCATCAAACAGTGGCAGAGGGTTGCAACCCTTGCTCGGCCTGAGAATCGAGCAGCCACTTCCCCTTTCTCACCTTTCTCAAAGGATGTATTGATCTATGACTACCCTAACTCCGCACCAATCAGAAGCCGCCAAGGCAATACTTCAATGCTTGACCGGCCAAACGGATCATAAGCAAACCGTTCTTGCCGGATCTGCCGGAACCGGAAAAACCTTTACCGTTGGCCATATCGTTGAGGTTCTTGTTAGCAAGGGCTACAGCGTCCACCTATGCGCACACGCCCACAACGCCGTGGCTCAGATAAAGAAAGCCATCCCCGAGGCTGTCAGAGACTCTGTAGAGGCATCCACGATATACAGTGCACTTGGTTGGCGGTTCAGCCCTAAAAGCCAGTCATCTGTTCCGTCAGGCGCTCACAGGCTTTCTGGAGTGGATGTGGTCGTTATTGATGAGGCGAGCATGGTTGACGACGCCATGTATGAAGCATTCGCCGGCCTGTGTGAAGCCAATAACAAATCAAGCCCCAGGCTTTTGTGGGTTGGCGATCCCGCCCAGTTGCCACCTGTCAGCCCAGACGATAAAAAAGCAGAGTCTCCTGTTTTTTTAAGAGTGCAAAACCAGCACCGATTAAACGAGGTTGTTAGACAGGCCAAATACAGCCCCATAATTCGGGCATCTATGTACATCAGGGAGTGCCTTGAGAAAGGCGTAAAGCCTTGCCTTATGGAGCTACAAGCAAGAGCAGGAGACGATGACCGGGTGACGATAACCGGCGGGGGGATTGCAGCCGTTGCTGAATATACTGCCAGCGCTATTTCAGTGGGCCTGGATGCAAGGGCCGTAGCATTCCGCAACAAAACTATAGACGCTTGCTCAAGAATTATAGCCAAAAAGACGCACCCAGAAGGCTCTGACCGCTTGGCTGTTGGTGATCCGGTGACGTTCGGGACTCGTTACGGTGAAAACGTATCAACCAACACAAGCGCAATAGTGACATCTGTTAGCGAGTGCAAAGATGACCACATGGAATGCTTGAAAGTTACTTTAAAAA